GTTTTCTTTTATATATTTGTGTGTAATAAGTTTAAATGTTTTGATATCAAATTCGATTTCTTTAAGGCTACGTGTTTGAATATTTCTATCTTTTGTAGGAATAGCAAAAGCATCACCATGCCAACCTCTTCCTACGCCCCAGGGAAACTTGAAGTTGTTATGTGCTATAAGAGCTGCACCAGCACTGTGCAACCCTTTCAGATTAGATCCAAATACAAAAATCTGGTTACTGCCGGGCAACGTACCATCTTTATGAAAGGAAGGCATAAATTCTCCTTGAAGATTTACTAAGTACGATTGAATTTAACACCATTAGGTAGAATAAGACCGGTAGGATTGTGTTGCTTCTCTATGTTATAAACTGTTTGTCGCATTAGATTTAAAGCAAATTCAGGGCTTGTATTACATGTAAAATCTACTTGAGTCCCATCAATCAAAATGAGCACATAGCCCATTCCAGGTTTAATGCTTTCCTTCAAAGCCTTTTCAATCTTTTTCTGGTCCGCATCATTCATCTTAATTCTCCATAGCGTTGTCTGAAATTATAATCGTATAATTCTGCTCAACTAATGCAGTTAAAAAGCCATATGAGACACTAGCAAAGTCAGCATCATGCACCCAACGATCTACTACTGGATACCCAGGCCTAAAGGCATGAATATAAACAACACTAGTTGCGTTTGGGAAAGTCTTTCGAAATTCCTCATACGTGTTAAATAATCTTGACATATTACTCTTTTATTGTGAGCAAAGCAGCTTCTTTAATAGCTTTGCTTATTGCACTTCCGAACTCCTGACAAAATAAGAGTTACAGAAGACCTTTGAGTTCTTGTACAACCCGTTGTAGTTTGCTTCGACGGGTATTCTGCCATGTCTTTCAGCAGTCTTCCACAGATGATCAAGAGACAGTGGTTGAACTACCGTTACTTGACTGCTCATCAGCTTTCCAATAAATTTTGATATCGTACATTATTGTATTTTCTGCCTTGATACCTTCCTTATTGTACCAAAGCTTATAGGCTGTAGTAGCCCACATAGTCTTGTATTTATAGATCACAAGTACGCGGCGATCGTTTTTATAATAGCCGTTTCTTTTCACAATCTCATCGGCGATAGCTTTGCTTACTGTAGTCATTGCTTTTTCATCCAGAATACAAAAGGGCTTGCGTTTTGATCAGCAATTATCAGAGTTCCATTTGTTTCGAAAATAACAATATACCCGATATAAAAGTCTTTCACTCGACAGTCGTTCATCTCCATTACAAACTCAACAGGAATATTCTTTAAGTCAGATAGACTCCAGTATTCCTCATTATCGTCAAGCTTCAGGAAATTTGAAGCCTCAACAACTTCTTCTGGTTTGCACTGAAGAATTCTTGCATAGAATTCAACAACAAAGAGATCGTCTGCATACTCAGGCCACTCAATCATTTTTTCAGGCAAAGGCATTAAAATCTCCATAAAAAAGCCCCCAATTTCTTGGGGGCACAAAAACAGACCGAGGTAGAAAGGTTAACAGCCCGGCGTTTATTGTTACAGGCCTTTTCGTGTCATGCCTAGGACAAATGAACTACTTAAGTTGCCGATTAAGCTTCACTAGCCGCCGATTGAGCCTCACTAGCCGCTTTTTCGGCTGCCGCCTTCTCAGCAGCTTTGTTAGCACGGTAAGCAGCAAGAGCCTCAGCCGCCTTCGGGTTGATCTCACGCTTTTCTTTACCGGCTTCATACGCTTCAAGAATTGCGTCACGATTGCCCAGAATCCAGCCAACCAGCTTCTCGTTGTTGTCAGTAACAGCCATGAGCGAATTACGAGCGGCAGTAGCCTTCTCTTCATCACTCATACGCTTAACCGAGGGCCAACGGAAGGATTCCTTGATCGCATCTGCATTCTCTTGCAGGAAAGCAATCTTGGGATTACCTTCAATAGCCTTCAGCGCTTCGAGAGCCTTCTCAAGCTTCTTACGCTCGCTTTGAGTAACACGGCGAATTGTACCAACCTCGAAAGCAACTTCCACGCTTTCTTGATTGTCAATCAGCCACGTGGTCAAATCAGCATTGTTGCTGGTCAGTTTCTGAAAGGCCGCTTCGATGGCCGGACGGCGCATGAAGGCAACGGCTTCAGCCTTAGTATCGAATTGCTTATCACCAACAACGAACTTTTGTACAATAGCAGTCATGTTCTCTTTCAACACAGTTGTAATACCAGTTTAAGCCGAAACTGGCAACGGACCTTTTGAGAATACAGACTCTGTATCTCTTAGAATAGGGTTAAATTACCGGCATACCAACTCACTGTAGGGGCTGACGTGAAAATTCGCCCGCTAGCAGTCCAAAAACGGCCGAGGTGACGCGCAGGGGGCGGGCTAGTACTCGCCCCATGCCGGCGGAACCGGAGGCACCTCGGGCCGCTTTTCTTCACTTATCTTTGAAGATTTCGTGAGCACGCTGAAGAATTAAAGAATTACTACCTAGCAAGAAAGTTAAGGGGTCTATAACTTTATCATTACGAACTCTCCTGACTGTAACCAAAATATCTTTAGGACGATATTTAACGCGAATACAAATTTCGTTATCTTTGTAGACTTCTTTAGTTGTGAAATCAGACATGGCATTACACCTTTGCTAATACATGATCTCTAGATACAGAAAATCCAGCGGCATTACGGTGTCCTCCACCGCTATATTTTTCTGCAACACGGGCAACATCAAAATCAATTGACCTCAAACTAAAGACTCTGGCAGTCGGAGTATCAAAGTATGTTGCTGAGAAAATTGATTCTCTACACAGGATGTTACCGACATCACTTGCAAATCGCGGTGGACACATTGCTGTAGGAACAAGTATGTAATCAATTACCATAGTGCGTTTGCAGGTCTCTATAATAGACGCTACATATTTATCATGCAGCTTTTGAAGGCTACGTCCTCTGTCATATATTACAGATGGTTGGTACTTCAAATCATACATGAGAGACGCAAGCGCCTCAAAAGTATGTGGTTCTGAGTTAATTACATGATACACTTCTTTAGTACCAGGTAATTCAAACTTCCACAAGTCTCTATCTGAAATATGCTTAATTAAAAGAGGAGGCTCTGCTCCAGGATTTAAGTATTCCCAAGCAATCAATGCACCAGACTTTTCTTTAGTACAATTGCTCATATCAAATTTAGGGCCCTCTAACAACCTAATATCAGGATTGTCTAGAGCTGTTTGATGATGATCGAGCAAGATGATCTCTTCAGCTTCTTCGATAAGTTTTTTCATGACCTCAGGCTTATAACAGAAGTCTACCATAAAAACACGTTTTTCTTTTACAGAAGGTGGCGCCCTATCGTAGAATGCCTCAAAGAACTCAAAAGCACTGTAAGATTTATACCAAAAGGCAAATGCTGCACCAAGACCATCGGTACAATTGCCATGGTATATTACGAGGTCACGAGTCATACTTCTCCTTAAATTCCTTTTCGAGAATCTCGCACGCTTTAACCCAAGCCTTTTTATCAAAGAGGTTGTCTAAATTATCAAGCATAGCTGTATCTTTTGTTCTCAAGTAACTAAGAATTGCATGAACCATGATAATCTGAGCCATAGGGCCTGCTTTAGAGTAAGAACAGATATGACTAAGAAACTCTTCATTAGACATCTTTTTAACAGACTTATTATTTTGCATGTGATTTAGTGTGTTTGGCGTTTACGATAACTAAATTACTTTGCAGTCTTGTAACAGCATCTTCCATAATCTTAATAGAAGCAGCAAGCCCAGGTCCTAGTTGATTATACATTAGCTCATCTTCTTTTTTGGTTTTAGCAAGAAATTCAACCAGTATACTGCTAGTACTTGTTTTTGATGTAATAAAGCCGTAAAATGCACCTCTTTCAATTCCGTCCATAAATACAATTTTTAACAGCTCCAGTTGTATAGGACTAAAAGGCACATCTAGATTTGACATGTAATTTTCAAACTCTTGCTGACTCCATGTCTTTAAATCAGTAATTCCATCAGGGACGATCATAGTTATCCTTTAAAGTTTCCGCTTCATACATCTTTCGTGAAATATATCGTCAAGCTCTTTAACTAAATCCTTTCGTAATAAAAATCTAACAAGAGTGTATCGTCTAACCTTATAGATCGCTGAAAGCGCTCTGTGAAATAAAGGCTGCCAACTTTCAAGTTCTTCTACACGCTTGTTTAGTTCAGGATATAGACTGCTTAGTCTGTCCGCTCTGGCTGTTAACGAGTTTATCTCGTTCCTAATAAGCTCACGAACATATTCTTTCTGTTGAAACTTTTCAGCTGTAAATTCTTCAGACGCATCTATAGAAAGTCTTGCGTAGTCTGTTACTAAATCCATCAACTTATTAGCTTGATTAAGACTCGGAGATAATTCTGGCATCTTCAACCCCACTATCTACTATTCGCCAGTTGTCTGGGTTTGCATCATAAACTTTAAGTGCTTCAAGGAGTAATGCAGCATTGCTAAGTGTCATTTCTGCTGTAATAACATCTTCTACAAATAGCGCCTTTAAAGTAGCATCATCGTAGACATACAGTTCTATCAGCAGTTTTCTACCACCATCTTTTTCAGCGAATAACTGGAGCTTGTGTGTTTTCTTTTTTGACACAAATAGCTACCTCATCTTCCTTGCACTTAGGATTCTGCTTCGGTGCTCTCTTAGGCGCCTTGATTTGTGTTGTCTGCTCTTCATTATAATAGACATTAACAACTGTCGTTTGAGCCGGAGCAGTGGTGTTTGGTACAGCTGTTTCGTATCGAATTTTCTCCGTTAAAGGTGTTTTAAGAATCGAGCACGCTTCAGGCGATAGATTAACTTGAACATTTGTACTTGCTTCGAAGTCGGGCAACACTTTTTTCGCAAGCAGATTTTCAATTTGCGCCGCATCATAAAATTGGCACGTTTCAACCTTTGCATTACGGATAGCGATTGCTAAGCAGTTATCGCCATTAGAAGAGGAGTTTGCAATAGAAATGAAGTTCCAACCAATAGCAAATGCGTTTGAACTTGCAACACCTTGTGGGCATGCAATAGGCGCAGGAATAGAGAATACAGGGCTTGGGAGTACCCACATTCTAGAACTTACTTGTCCTCCTTGTGAGTTAACGTTTGCGTTGTTACTTGCAGACGAATCAGCGATTGCTCCTGAAGTCGAATTACCACCTCCAGCATTTGCACTGGAGCTCCCTGAACTGGATTGACTAGAAGCGTTACTCCCGGAAGTGCTTCCAGAATTTGCACCTGCAGTCGCTGTTCCATTCGAGACGCTCGTCTGATGTTGTTGAGTACTTTGAGTTTCTTTCGGGTAGTTAGTCGCATATGATGCTGACGTGTATAGGGATAGAAGAACTGCACAGAAGATAGATGTGTATTTCATTCAAACACCTTGTCGAGGATTAGGGCAAGATAACTAGAGTCAATCTTGCCACCTGGAGCATCTTTAAGAAGATGCAATACTTGTGCGAAATATGCTAGATCAACACCAATCAGTTGTTCCCTTAACAAATCCTTGTCAGAAAGGTTAAGTTGGCTTACTTGGAAGATGATCTTAAGAAGTTGCCCGGCGTTGATTCTCCAACCTCTTTCGAGAAACTTTCGTGTTCTAAAGATAGATGCGACAGGGTATAAGCTGCCAATGTAGACGAGGTTTCGTGAGAGAGTTGCATGGAGAGCTTCTTTACTGCATTGTAAATTATCATTAATATAATCATAATAACAAGTAGCATGCACAAAATCAAAATTTCGATGAATATCATTAGGTTCTCCATTAAAACGAATAATTAGTTGAAAGTTCTGACTTAGTGTAATTGCATTATCTGTCATAAAGACAGGACGAAAACGTGGTTTTGGTGGTACTTTAGGATTCGGACTTACACTGACATCGACATCTGCTGCAATGTCCTTAAGATCTTGCATAGAGATATTTGTGATCGCATTATCTAAAGAATCTACAAAATTAATAGCTTCGATCTCCGGACGACTTTCAAAATAAAAATAAGCTTCCTGTCCTTCTGCAGCAGCTCCTGCACTTCTGATCATAATTTTAATACGCTTTTCAATTTCTCCTTTAATATTTGTAGCAGTCGTTTCAATAACAGTTGGCTGAATGCTTTTTGAAACATTATTGGCAAGTTGATTTGCAGAGAATCGATTGACGTAGTACTTGGCAGCAGTCAATGCAGCATTATAGTTTTTAAAGTAGATATCGTAATCGTTTGGCTTCTCTCCAAGCAACAGAGAGGTTATAGCGCCACCAGACACTAAACAATTTTCTTTTAGATGATCATGTATTATCTTGTTAGAAATAGTAGAAAGCCAATCTTCAATACGATCTCTAAGAATCTTTCTGATAGTTGTTGTCTTATACCCTATTGTCATCTATCATCCTCAGTTCTGAAGCCTACAGCACGTGAAAACCTTGGTTTGTCTTTCATACCATACAGCATGAATCGAAACTTAAGCAGTTTACCTATATACGCCTCTCTGTCTCGCCAGATTGACTCTAATTCAGAATGTGTGAAACTACCAGGTGCTACTTCTAAAAGCCAGTCATCGTACTTTACAATAAACTTACCAACCATATTAGTTGGAACTAGACCAGCCTTTGAAGAAGATCTTTCAGAGTAGCCCTGGGCATCTACAGTCTGCACATTGGTATTATGCATCCTTTGCTCAAAATCTACAATAACGCCTTCTTCCTCTTGGAATCTTTTCAGCTTGTAGATAATATTCTCTAAGTACGTTGCTCTGCCTTGCTTATAATGACTTCTTGGGTTTCTGAGAATAATACCCTCATAGCCTTGACTTAGTACATCTGTCTCGTATTTAATGAGAGAATCATAGTCATTAACCCATTCATGCTTTACAAAACGGTACTCAGAAGGCAATCTATCACAAATTACTTCTAAGTCATTATATCTTTCTTCATATGGTTTATTTAAATCTCGTAGATAGTCAAATACGTAGTATCGAATTTCACCTGGCTTATCGTAACTCATTACATGACTTTGGGTCCTATTATAGACGTCAGGATCTGTTGGGTTACCACAGATTAATTCACCATCTAACTGCCCTAGTGATGTAAATTCTTCTTGGACCTGCATAGAACGCAGTGGTTTCCACGTTCTAGAATAAGCCACCCCAGACCATGTTACACAGCGAATTCCGTCAAACTTAGGAGAACACAGGTATGGATACTTAAGTCCTTTAAAGAAATTAGGATTATTAAGAGGGTCATCTTGTGGACATAACAAGACTCTCATTCAATCTCCTCTAGCACATCTGCGATATCATATAACTCGTTTACAACACCTAGAGCGTCGTTTAAGAAAACATCTAGCGTTATGATGTCGCTCTTGAAATCACTCATATCAGATACAAGCTTTTCAAGAAGAATTTCAAGATTATCAGCAGCATCACCTAAGTAACCTGCGTTATTACTTATGCCTTCTGCTCTTGAAGTATTTTTTAAATTCTCTGAAAGATTATTATACTTCTCTTGCTCTTCATCTGCTGTCTGTCTGAGAATCTCTAAAAATTTGTTTGCTTGTGCTTTAAACTTGTCGTAAATTTCACTAAACTCCTCTCTTTTGAACCTTGCAGCTTTCTCCAAGACAGTTAAGTCTTCTGCTTGAAACATTTCATCCAAAGATTGGAGAACATCAATATAAGATTCTTTTGCTTTTTCAAGATCAGCAAGTTGTCTTTTATTCACAAGCGTTCTCCTGCTCCGTAGTCTTCATCTGTACCCATGCCGGCAGATTGAAGTGCAGACTGATGATCACCATCCATTTGACTAGGATCATCAACGTCTAGAGGATACTTGTCTAATTCATTCAGAGCGATTGAGAAATTAAAAAGTGTTCTTGTGAGATACGCTGCAAGAATACGGTCTGGCACTCCGATGGAATTGTCAATACCGAACTTGTTAACAAGAAGCTTCAATTCATCTTGAAAATTATCCATTGTGTTCATATAAATCCAATTTTTAAGGGAGCATTAAGCTCCCTAATTGTTAACGAATAGGACATGCGCCTGTAGCGCATTCATCTGACGTATCAAAGTCAGCAAGTTCAACTGTCTTAATAAGCTTAGTGCTGTTTACAAGCTTTTCATATTCTTCCTTAGTAACTTCTTCATACGGTGCTTGCATGAAGCCATGCTCACTGTGCAGAAGAAAAGACAGGCTTTTGAAATTATATTTGTAATACTTCTCTAGATATTGTCTAATTTTAGGAATTTCTTCTTTCTTGTAGTAGATAGTACAAGAGACACTGTTATCAGACCACTCAGACTGAAGCTTACGAATAGCTTCCATTTGGTCGAAAGCAGTTACATCCTTAGCAAGCACTGTCCCTTCAGGATAGCTGAACGGAAATGTGATAACTACTGTATTATAGTCTTCTGTACCATCAAAGTTCTTTACATACTCTACAGGGTAGCCGTGTGTTCTGCAGACATCAACAAGGTGATGATCTGAAGCTACACGAATACGTCTGTACATGTATTGTGCATATCCTGGATGAATGCCAGGAGTTACGCCAGGAAGTAATGAAAGCGTACCAGACGGTTTAACGGTAGTCAGCTTGATGGACTTATTCCATTCCATTTCTTCAGAGTATTGGGCATCAAGCTCTCGAAGGAACTCATAACCTTCATCCATCCAGCTTCTTTGTATTTCAGTTGCCTGAAGAATGCCTGTTAAGCCAATACCCATTCGCATGTTTTTACGAACAATAGCCTCTGTTTCTGGATGATGGCAAGGAAGCATGAGAGAGTGTTTATTAATCTTGTATAAGAATTCAAGGATATCCAAGAATTCTTCTTTACTTTCAACGTTCGGTAGAAACACTTCTGCAAGACAGCATGTCTCGTAAGGAGCTAAGCTTTGTTCAGCGCAAGGGTTATAACCCATAACTTCTGGGTCAGGGTATTTAGTTTCACCTAAACGTCCGACAGTTCTAGATAAGGATAGATTAATCAGGCCGTACGGCTCGCCTTTACCTTCATAGCCATCCCAGAAGTACTCATGAAGCTCTTCTATACTATTGCATGCAACGCTATTATTAGACATTGCACGCCACTTAGGAATATTGCCCATATCCCAACGCTTTGCCAGTAAGTATTCAACGTCGTCAGGATCACCAATAGCAATTTGTGCAGAACGACGAACATTACCAGCTACAATAATATAGCCGATAATATTCATTATATCTAGTGCATCGATTGGTCTAATCTTACGGCCATGACGCTTCATTAGTATTTTAGATATTTCGTTTACACCCCAGACTAAATCCTCAGGACCAGAGGCTACTCCACCAAATCCCTTGATAGGCGTACCCTTGCCTCTAATACATTGTGTAGAATACGTAAAGGTTCCTTTATCTGGTGTTTCAGAAAGGAACGCTGCTTTTAGGGTCTTCCCAAGAAACTTAACCCAACCTTCTCTTGAATCTGGAATGATAAAATCAGCTCCTGCATCATTCACTCTTGTTGGGGCTTTGAACCACTCTCGGACTTCTGGTAACTTGTCAACATGCTCTTTCTGGATATTATAACCTACACCTGAACCAAGTGCAAGCATATCCATTGCCCAGCAGAAAGGTCGTATAGGAGAATCAATAACTGTAAATGCACAATTTTGCAAAGAAGCTAATCCAAAGCGATCAACTGTATGAGTACCAAGTTGCCACAAAAATCGACCAGCAACAGAGCACTTTAACTTTAGAAAATACTCAGACAGTCTTTCCTTTTCTTCAGGTGTAAACTCTAAAGCGAGCTGAGTGTAACAAGCGTCAATAACTCTTTGAACGGTTTCTGGAAACTCTTCCGTTCGACCCTCTAATTGCCTAGCGTACGTTCTCTTGTACGTCAAATATCCAATTGTAGACCACGGGGTATCGATCTGTGACATATACTCCTTTCAAACCTGGGTGAACTCTTCTTGAATATCGAATTCAGATTTCACAAGTCTACCAGTCTCATAAACATAACGAGCACCTCTGATATTACCTGTAAGGCCTGTATATCGACACTTCAAGACTCTCATTTTAATTGTATTACGCTCAGCCTCGTTTTGTGCAATAAGATTTCTAGCAAAGGCAAGAATATCCATAGAGATTTGTTTAATAGAGCCAGAGCCTCTAATATCATCAATAGAAGGGATTTTACCCTCTTCAAAAGACTTAGAACCGGACATGACTTTTCTAAGGTGTGAAACAAGACCAATCCATACGTTATGTCTCTTTACAACTTTTAATAGATCGTTCATTACTTTATCTTGAGCTTCGGTACCTCTGAGATCATCAGAGCCTTCAGAGACGAGAATTGTAATGTGATCTATAAATAAATATTTACAGCCATTCAGAGCCATGTATTCCAGTTTTTCAACAATTGCTGAATCATTCATGGAACCTTGATGATCAAGGACAATTACTCTGTCTTTGCTAAAAACCTTGTCGAAGCCTTTTTTTAAGTCTTCTAAAGGGATTTCATCTTTAGCTGGGTTTCTTTGAATTGCCATTCCAGCGAGTTTTCTGGCTGTTTCAGCTGGAGACTCCTCAAGAGAAACCACACCAATTTTAGTCTCATCGTCTGTCGTTTCTAGAACATGAAGCATCACTTCTCTAAGCACGGTACTTTTACCTGAGCCTGTTCCAGAAATAAACAATGCAATTTCACCTAGACGCATGCCTTTGAGTTTAGTATTAACGCCTTCCAGACAGTCTGGATACGGTAATGAAGGAATTTTATTATAATCTTCTAGTGCCTTCCAAAGATCTTCTTTAGTAAGAATACCACTTGGAATATACGGACCTGCGTCCCAGATCGCAGCATTTACCGCATTACTACCTTTTGCCAATAAAAGCTCATTAGCGTCTTTAAACCCACCAAGCCTTGTGATTTTAACTTTATCAACACCGATGATCTTTATAGCTTTATTTAGTAGAACTCTTCCTGGTTCATCCTCGTCGAAGCAAAGAACTACTTCATCAAAGCTTCTAATCCACTCACGATTTTCTAGTAAGGATTTATCACTAGAAGCTGACGAGACAGAAACAACTGGGTAAATCTTTTTGTATTTCTCAAGAGATGCTTGTGCAACAGACATAGCATCAATTTCGCCTTCAGTAATTACAAGTCTTTTTCCACCAGACGAGAATCTTTCCTTACCAAACAAATGAGTAGTTTGAGAATTAATCCAAGAGAATTCTTTAGGCAATTCTCTTTTATGGTATCCAGCACCGCTGTTGTAGGGGTAGTAATGCGTGGTCTGAGAACCATCCACTCCAAACCCAATTTTAACTCCAAAAAATTCAACAACTTCTCTGGAAAGTTGTCTTTCTTTTATTGAAGAACTTTTAAAAGTATTAATTAAAGAAATCTTTTCTTCGTCTGTTCTAGACTTATATACTGGTTTTGGAATTTCGTAAGGCTCTGGTTCAAATTCTCCGGTTGCTGCTGTTTGTTCAGCATTAAAGAAACTAGAGCAAGAAAAGCAAAAAGATGTCCCGTCTTGATAAATTTGCCGTGCATCCGAAGAGCCACAAGCTGGATCAAGACATGGCATATTTCTTTTTAATATGGCACCCATATTAATCCTTCTTAGCAAAAATAGCTGCAATCCCGCCTAGGCATATTAAATTGAAACCAACTACAAGATACTCTAATTGTGTCCACCGGGATAAAGGTGTATTAATAGAAAATATTAAGGCAGTCACCATAGATATGACGCCTAGAGCTGTGCATACAAACCAAAGCAGACCCATTATAAATCTAGTAAACTCTCGCATTATTCACCCTATCCAAAACGAGTTGTAACCGTTCCTTATGTCTATTTGTGATAGGCTCTTTAACAGACCAGGAAACTTTATCTATCAGATTGTTGTAAAACTCTTTTCTAGTTGGAGCTTCTACGTAACATAGCGACCACGTCTCAGAATAAGATAACGTACCTTTAGTTAAGTATTGCTCTATACATATAAATTCAAATTCTTCCTTAGGTCTGACTTTTAACAAGTCGTTTAATAGCTTAGAAGACGATGTATATTTTCTCCAGTTACTCTCTTTACCTTTGTTCAAAGCACCTGTACCTTGAAATAACTTCTTTCCGAGATACGCTCTAACAAGGACAGTGTCAAATATTACATAGATAAAACCCATGTGGTTTCCCATTTGTTCAGGAAAATCCCAATGACCATTATCAAATTTATTAGTGCTCTTGAGTGGAGACGGAGGTAGTTTTATTGGTTTAAAGTCTGGTACCTCACCACTAAATGCCGCCATTCAATCCTCCGAAATACTTCATTACAGGCCATTCTGCTCCTATAAAATCAAATGGATGCTTCTGGATATGGATAAGTTTTAAGTTGGCTAACAGATCGTTATACCAACCTGGCCCGATCTTATCCATGTAAGTGGCAACAATAGCTTCTTGAAACTCTTCATCAGTCTCACAATCTTTTAGTATTTTTGCAGCCTTAACATCACCAATTCCAGGAGCACCTGGAATACAATCTACGGGGTCACCCTTTAGAACTTGTTCATAGTAACGTCGCTTAGCATCTTGCGGTGTAATTTCAATTATTTTTTCTTCCTTCATTCTGTAATGAAGGCCGGGTATCATAAGCAAGTCTTTATCGATAGAACAAATTATAAAAGGAATACCTGCAGCACTTGCTTCACAAGCCCATATTCTTAATAAATCGTCTGCCTCCCGACCGATTGCTTCAACAGACATGCCGGCAGAAACTGATAGCTTTCGTAATATGGGTACAAATTTATTAAGCTCTGATGTAACATTCTTTACACGGTTTGATTTGTATAATGGATATATATCATAACGATAGTTGTGTTCGCCTTTAACAGCCATTACATAGTCTGTAGCGTATGTTGCACTTATTAGATTGTCAAGGTCTATTTGGAAATTCTCCCAAGATTCTTTTAAGTATTTTTTATTCTCCTCATCAGAGTATTCAAGAGGAATTACATTTCCATTCTCATCTAGTTTTCTTAAGTTTACACCATCTACAGCTTTTGTTTGCCATCGTGGCTTGCATGCATTATAAGCCACGACATCACCATCAATTATCGCAAGCATGTACCTCCTACTTTTTAAACTTTAGCATATCGCCTGTGTAATTTACAGTTCCCATGTTTGCTGAAATATCCATGTAATGCATTGTTCTTATTTTCTTTCTTATGAGATCTTCAGGGTTTACTTGGATGTTAATACCAAATTCATCTAATAGTTCTTTTATTGCAATTAATTCTGTGTACTCTTTTCCAAGACGTTCTAAGTTAGATTTAGAGTAACCTGGTGCTACATGGTCTGCGGTAAATCTAATACACTTAATAGCTTCTTTTGAGACTTCTCCAGCTTCTTCAGCAAGACAAGCTAACAGGTATTCTGTTACGTTCATAACCATACAGGGGCCTCTCTCTTAGTATATCGCATTTCAAACTGAGATTTCTTACTTCTATAGTAAGCTCTGTATGAGTTTACTAAATCTTCTTCTTTATATTTATCAGGCATGGCTCGTACTGCTACCGTACCTACACAAGGCATAAATACTAATGGAGTTTTCAAAGAAGCAATCACATCTTCAGAAGCGTGTGTCTTGTTAAATCGATATGTATATTCTTTACAAATAGCCATACCGTGTAAATATAACCATTCATAGTTGTGTAAGCCTTCTCCGGCCCATATTACACATGGATGCTTTTGGTGAGTCGGTTTATAGGGTCCACCGTTTATAGTAGACATTATCTGTGCTGTCTCTAATGCCATCTTGACAACATGCTTGTCACAGAGGCTCATGGCAGCATTTACTGGATTATAATCTAGTATAAAGATATTCATGATGCTTGTCCTGATAAAATATCTTCATCAGCTACGGGAGTTGCATACTTCAGAATAAAATCAGGATGGAGCATAATTCTGTCTGCAACATGTGGTGAAACACCTGCAAGTCTTCTCCAAGGAGCACAATGTACATATCCTCGAGATTGCTTAAGGATCTTTACAATAGTGCCTGAAGGTAATTTTATAAAAGCACCATCTACAATACAAACAAGCTTAAACTCAGTGTGTTTCATACCAGTTTTCTCCAATTCTAGCTTCACCATCCATAATAGTGATTCCGTAATCTTTAGGAGCTTCTTTAAACGACTCTTTACCAATCACCCTAGCAGTTTCTGCATGTTCTTCCGGAACCATAAATTGAATTTCATCATGATAGAATATGCAAGGGATGTATGGAATTTCTAATTCTTCCAACTTATCCATTGTTCTTGCTAATGCAGATACGCAGGTGATTTTTTCAGTGCACTGCAGAAGATAAACTAATAGCTTGTGATAAGAGTCTACATAAATTCTGCTACCAACAAGACTTGTTATATAGCCATCGCCGTTATTAATATCTCTTGTATTGCTATAGACACCTTCAAGACGATCCACTAAGTTTTTAAATCCTGGTACAGCTTTCATAAAGCCATTTTTAAGCTTGTTGCCATTAGACATGTCAAGTGTACCAAAGATATAACTCCAAAGCTTACCACCAGATGCTCCGAACAGAAAGGCGTATAACACTCTCTTAGCTTGAGATCTGGTTACTGTATAATCAAAGCCTAGATCTTTTAATACTGCTGTTAATGTGTCTGCATTGTATTGGTGAATATCGCCGGTAAGAAGCGTGTTTATATATGTAGGATCATTCAAATAATGAGCAAGACCTCTGGCCTGATTACCAGATGAGTCACAACCGATGAGTTTCCAACCTGGTTTAGTTATAAAGAGAGAACGCATCTCCTTACCCCAAGGTGCATCGCCAGAAGGAACATTAACAATAATAGAGTGAGTAGCTCGCATACTTGGTGTACCGATGGACTTACAGCTACCGTGGAGGTTGCCTTGTACATCTATGTTCTCTAGCCAAGTACTAAGAATACTATGTCTTGATTTTGCACTGAGAAATTCTGTATAAAGTTTTCCATCACCACCAAGAAACTCTAGTGAATCTTCAGTAATCTTGGGCGATGTTTTAACCCTCTTGTTTGTTTCTGGATCTATCTTTGTGTTCCATTCTGTAGGAACCCAACCATTCCTATAAAGAAAGATTTTAACATCTCTGCTAGAGTCTAAACTCAAAGGAACAAATTTAACACGACAATATGGACCTTCTACAAGACGCTCTTCACCTTCGAAGCCACTAGGTGGTTCTATTCCAAACCAATCGCAAAGATGTCTATCGTAGAAACCTTGCTTTGTCCATTTAGGTTGTTTCACCTCAACAACACCTTTAACTTCATCAACTCTTTCAGTTCTAGTACCGAGTTTTTTGCTTAAGGCATCATATGCCTCTTGCATTTTATCTTTTAACAAGCCTTCCAAGACTACAGCATTCTCGACGTCAAACGGCCAGCCTTCTATTTCGGCTCTAGCGTTCCACTGATTAGCTCTTTGTTCAGCATAAATATACTTGTATAAACGTTGATTGTTTTTAATAGAGTTAAATTCTTTAGAAAGAGCTTTGTAGACCTTGACATTCAATCTCACGTCCTGTTCACAATACTCAACCATTTCTGGTGATACATGTGACCAATCGTTAAATGAATACTTTGGGTAATTGAAGAAATAACCCCATTCTTCTAGACTATGTTTACCTGATGGAAATCTTTTGTAGTTAAGCACTTGAGAAAGAACTAATGTATCTGTTATACGACACTTCTTGTTAGGCTTTATTTTGAATAATTTCTCAATTGCTGGTATGTCAAAACCAGATATAAAATGTCCTTTCAAATCGGTGGCAGTGGTGTAAATCTCTTTCCAAGTTTCGTCTAAAATAACACCATCGTCATTAGAAACAAATGTTGTCTGTTTCTCAGTGTCAATATTAAAAAAAGAGATCACCCACATTTTTGTACATTGACGCAAGAGACCATCAGCCTCAATGTCAAAAACGTATCTACTCATTCAAGATCCTTTACTTCTTTTGCTTTGATAGGCTTCAATCCATTTTCAACATAAGCGATCATGTAATTGAGATACCACCGAGCCTTCTTCAATTCTTGCAAACGAGGCTCATTCTTTCCAGGTCGATCTAAGTACTTTCTAACTTGGAGCTCTACAGCACCTAGAAACACCTCACTCTTTTGAAAGCTAGGAATTCTTGACATAGCATCAATCCACTCAAGATCATCAATATAACCTTCATAATGCTTTGCAGCAACTTTTGCAGAAATAGAATCGATTGGTTCTATATCATTAACTTCTGCAGCTACTTTACTGGTTTTTCTAGTAGGTTTCCAAATACTTCGTTCAAGTTTAATTTGCCAATCTTCAAAATTCTCTTTTGTTAGTTTAGTTTCTATCACACCTGTAGGCCTTTCTTCTGATGCAATAATGTAAGCAAAGCTGCTGTATTTAGTAGACTCTTCAACGGCCTCATCAAAGTTTGTAGTTGTGGCCAGTCTATGAGGAGCCTCTCCTTCATTAATAATGCAGTAGATATCGTAAACGTATTTCATAGCAATTTTTAAGGGAGGCACCCTTTCGAGTACCTCCCTATAACCTTTCTTAGTGGTTAATTAAACACGCGGAGTTGGTGTTGCGACTTCAGTCTCAGCGTCGTCTTCTTCAACAACTTCCATGTCACCAGCATCACTGAAGTCATCGTCTCGGGCCTTCGGTGTATACTTAATGAGCTTCGTAACTTGAAGACCCATAAACACCGTTGCAATACCTTGACCGGTAGGTTGCTTTTGATACGTGTACTGGTAGATGCGAACATTTGCAATACTACCATTTCCGATGATGTTAGGATCTAGATCACGAAGTTTAGCATCAACCACAGTTACCGCAGATGCTGCTTGGCCATCTTCCTTGATAGACTTCTTACGAAGATTTACACGCCAATACATCTGGGTCGGGTCATCGTCCGGAATAATGGGCTTTACATTAAGCCCGTGTTTCTTCCAGTCTTCGACTTGGGCCTTATCGTTTGTTCGAATCTGGACTTCCCAAGTAGGATTCGCCGGGTTAAACTTCTTGTTGGGCCGCTTCGGGTCAGCCTTAACAAACCACACTTCACAATTTTGCAGGACGGGCATTTTATACCTTGAAAGTTGAAATTAGAGATCCCTCACCTTGAGGGTTAAGAAAACGGCACTTCATTCTGGGCGGTCTTTAAACAAATCATCCCATTCTTCTTTAGTAATACCTGTCTTTATAAACTCGCGTTGGTCTGCTGTAAGATTAGGAAAGATTTGCTGTATAAGTCCTTCACCTCGTTCATAACGATCTAAGTCTTCTTGAGTAATAGGAAGCTCTAAGGTTCTAACAGTTCCACTTAAGACTGATGTCCTAGTTACACTAAGCATGTTTACTCCTTATAAGAAAGCGCTGTGAGTCTTTCAGACTCTGCTATGTTAGGGTAACTCTTCACAAACATATTTGGTATTACATAGGAATCACCTCCAGAGTTGTTATTAATATTTGCAATTAGACTATAAGAATCGTTTAATTTGCGGAAAACATCAAATGTATCGGCAGCAAGTGTGATTGGAAGGAATTGTCCTAAGCTCTTTGAATATTTTGATGTCAGGATGGACTCCAAATCAAGAAATGTTTCAACTACATAAATACAACCACCCCATGACTCGGAAATTTCATCAGAGAATTCAGTACCTGAATCTTTACAAACATCCTTAATAATTTGAACGTCAAGATCTAGTACACCAGGATACTCTTTCATAAATTCTGAAAACTTCGTAAACTTTTTCATGAAAATGCATACTCCGATTGTAGGATTAAGTTTATATCTAATGTACCAAAGTCTATGTCAGAAATATCTGCATGTATATCCTCTAAAATACTAGACAGAGGATCTGCTGAATATAACTGAACAAAAGACTCTCTTACAATTTTGAACAAAGCATCCATATCACAAGGTGATGCACCATATGAATCATGGATAGTTGTTACAGGAAAACTACAGTTATAAACTGTAAGCGCTAAGTGTGCTGCATCAAGACTATGAATAATATTAGGACTTGCTCCTTGCGATTGTTTACCCTTAGCTGGAATTGTATCTTCTATAAAAGAAACATTGATCTGCAGAGTATTTTCATAGTATTTTGTTGCAAGACGTTGCCCTTTTGGTGGGCCATACTGTATCCACAGTTTCTTTACAATACCCTCTGTGTAATGCTGTATAACTGGAAAGTTCGTAATAGGTACAACCCAGCTAAGAAAGCCACCTTCTTCATCTTTTCGTTTACCTGCTTTTTCAAACACAGACAATAGTTGCATTGGTCTTTTCAATGCAACTCTGCAATCATTATAAACTTGTCTACCAAGAAAAGCAGCCCAAGAGTGTTCAAGGTATTGCAACAGTTCTATGCCATGCTTTCTGGCATCATCTATTTGCTGTTGTGAAAGACCGTATGCTGTACCACCATAAGGTAGAGTCATAATATTTCTTTTCACAATCTTTCTGATATGCTTAAGGTCTTTTATTCGTGTCCAGAATACTGGTGCACAGATTTGGCCAAGTTCAATGTTCTGACCTTTAAAATCTTTTATGCAACTAACTGCTTCAGCACGTTCATCTGACTTAGGCTCTTGAGAAACAATATTTTTCTTTAGTTGAACAAGGTTGTCTATATATGTTTGACATTCAGCTATCTCTTCTTCAGACAACTGCGCAACTTGGGCGTTAATGTTTTGCCATACATGTTCGCCAATATATCTGTATAGGTCTCCAGGAGCTTTAGTTGGGACTAGATTGACATGTGGAGCTGTGGTTTCATCTCTAGTCAATGCAGCAAGATGCTGACAACCATTATTACTACCATCAAGAAATATCTCTACACCTGTCATGTAATCGTAATTATCAAAGCTACCAATAAAATACTGGTATTCGCGCAGCCTTCTTAATTCAATACACAACGCTAAGAACTGCCAAGGTTTATCAGCAGACATCCACCCTTGTTTTTCTTTAGGATTTTCTGCATAAGAAAGCAATTCTTCTTCATGAGCTACCGCCCACTGAAAACGTTCTTCTAATGGGATTTTGTCAGTCTTCTCTTTATCAGCTCTATCTGAAACATTCGCCCAGTTCGACGCAAGACCAACCATCAACCACCAGTAACCACGTTCTGTAAGCTTCTTAGGCATATCTCTAAGTAGTAAACCTCTTGCGAGATCAGAACCTTGTTCATGCAGATAGGCTGTCGCTGGATATTTACGACCACGAAAGTCATAGTAGTAAAGATGATAGAAAGATTTTCTAAGAAACTTCTTTGCAATAAGACCTATTGCTTTAGCTTCTCGTAACTTAGTTGCTTTTGCCTCTGGATTCTGCATTTCCCATATTTCAGCAAATGCATCAGTTTTATTCTTAAGAGCCCAGAGATATAAGTCGAAGATTTCTTTATTAACTCTCCAACCGACTCTTTGAGCCCTATTAAGAACTTCAAATAAAACCTTGTGTGTTTCAGGACGTATCAGCGCTAGTACGTCTTTGCTACCTGTTTTTACTATAGGCATTCCTGTAGAATGATATGCTGTTACCCAGGGTTCATATGGTGTCTCACTGGGTAACTTTTCTATTGTTGCTGCAGGTAGTTTTTGCCATAAGTCAGACAGTACATCATCGTTAACTACACGGACGATATACACAGCATGACCATTAGAACCTGGCGCAAGATCTAATTCTACTACACCAGCTTCTTGAAAGCTATACAGAATAAAGGCACCAGTTTTAGCAGCTAGAGATGTGTCTGTCTTTAGTTTGAGTTGTCTACGTACGACATGACCAATAGCACAAATAACTTCTGAGAAGAAAAAATTGTATTTCTTATTACCTTTCTTTGGTCTAGTATACAAGTACAGGGTGCCAATTACTTTATCGATATACTTATTTACATCATGTTCTTTTAAGTACCTTAGAGGATTGTGTTCTGACAATTCAAGCTCATACCTTTTCATGAGGCTTGAAATTATCTCTTTTCGCATCCAATCTCCTTATGATAATGGAGGGCACTGTAACTGCTATGCTGGTCTTGTAAACATGTATAGAACAATAAGGATACCAACTACATAAGCTACTTTAGCGAGTATGATAGTCAGTACACCAATTGCCATTAAAGCGAAAACAGTTTTTAGTACAAGGGTTTTCATAGGTTTAAAAAATGAAAACGTCAAAGAACCAAGGTACTATATAAAACGTAAGTGTGAAAAGAACAAGTACATGCATAATGACAAATACAACTAGCAATAGAGGTTTAAAGGTTGCTAGTAGTATTTGGGCAATTATGACATGTATCATGTTCCTTCCTAATTTATGATTCCCTCAAAAAAAAAAAAAAAAAAAAAAGGGGAAAATTGAAACGTTTGTACAACCCATGACACCGAAGTGTCATGAGTCGTACGTGTGATGTTACAACAACTTTTTTAACTGTACGACGAGATCGTCGTGTTTACGTTTGGCTGCTTTCCACAATGCTTCTCTAGTGTTGCTTTGGTTATTTGAATACCACTCAAAGGTGGTATTAAGGCTATCACGTGCCTTTGAAAGCTCGTGATTTAATCTTTCAATTTCTTCTGCTTTACTTAAAGTATCTTTAAAAAACGTTTTATTTGCAATAAATGTTTTTAAGACACTTTCTGTATGCAAGAAAAGGTCTTTAACTCTCCACCAATCGCCAGCAAATAAAAGACCAGCAAAAGGTTTGCTTTCGGTAGACCTGCTGTGGAAGAATTTTATATGTGGATCTTTTTTACCAGTCCTTGAATTGGGTTTTACTCCTGAAGTAGTCATGGAGGCCGGACTTATGTGTCCTTACTCCTTTCGAAAAAAAAAAAAAAAGAAAAAATTCAGCAAAGGAAACGCCTTGGTAGGCGTCTCCTTGCTGCCTACCACCTCAAGTCCCGAAAACGTTCTTTCCAAATTCCTTGAAGCTTTTCTCCGGGATTACTGCTTTCTTGCGCGCTTCCACAAAGGCGTCCCGACCCTTCGTAAGCTGTTCAATTTCGGTCTGAAGGACATTCTTTTCATTTTCAAACCAATCCACCTCCTTCTTGGCAGAGACAATCTCCATCTTCAGCAGCTTGATTTCTCTTTCTTGGGACGTGCTCAATTGCCAGGTCATGAAACCCGTGAAGGCCAAGATGGACAAGCTCGTGAAAGCCACAACCAGAATCTTCTTGAAGTTCGTCATGTGTTTCTCCTTGAGTTAGTTGAAAATCCTCTTCAGCCAGGCCCAAACGGACTTATCAGGCATAATCGCTTGGTCGAGATCAGCCCTGGCCGCTTCGAGAGATTCGAGCGCTTGGGCTCGATTCATTGAAAGAAGCTCCACCTCCGCTTGGACAACCGCCAACTCCGAGACGGTCTTCAGCTTCTGAGCTTCCAACCACTGGATCTGAGGGACTTGATGCGCGATCTTGTAGAAGTACGCACCTCCGATGAACGCTGCAAAGCCGAGGTTTGCTGCCACCAGAATGGCAACGATGATCTTTTGAAACCAATTCATCTTGTTCATAAGAAACCTTTCGTAGTTGAGTATTGGGTTTAAACCCCTTAAATACTCCTTTTGGAAGTATTTAAGGGGTTGCTGGTTTTATACTAGCCAGCACTAGTTCGTTATTCCTAGACTCTCTGTAACAAACAAAATCATGAAGCCTACATTCGATCCGCATAGAATACAATCCCAAGAACACAACGCTTTCGCATATGCTCAAGGGGTTGCATTCAATAAATCTACCAAGACATTCCGGAATGCCATGAGTAGAATACCTACTGCAGCTTATCTGTAATACCTTACTCAAGGGTATTACGAGATCGTACGGTTATAGGTCTGAGTAAACCTAACTAAATGCATTATAAGCTTCCTCCCGCATCTGTTGTTCACCGTAAGTTCACAGAGGCGGGCCATTGTCATACCCTTCCCAGGGTTTCGACGCTCTTTAAGGACTACTCCCAAGGTGGCGTCTCGTCAGTGACGACCTGCTTCGGCTCATCGCACAAGAAGAGCGTAAAGCCTGAGATTTCGATAGACTCTACAGGCATGCAGCCGAGACGACTATCGTAAAGTATGGAAAGCTCCATACTGTCCGGGTACATCTCAGTTAATTTTCTCAGTTCTCCAAGTGTCATACAAACTTCGCCTTTCTGAAGAGATTCTTTCTCTCTTCATATAAGATGGGCACTTTTGCGCAAACTGAATGATACAAAAGACTGACATATAGCAGCTTTTTCGCAAGCTATTCCGCATCCCGGCTCGCCAGGAACGCGTATGCGTTCATCTCCATCCGCCGTTCCCCTTTATCATGTGCCACATCAGCCGCGTCAGCACTCCCAGCGCCATCAACGCCGGAATCGCCGCTATCGCCAGCAGTACGTACAAAAGGTTCACGCAGTCCATACGTTTCCTCGTCACTTTGCACGCGAGAGGCATGCGCCCATGTGTCCAGTCTGTCTCGCGCTGTAAAGCGCATAGGCTTTAAACGGAGGTAATTTGTTCCCATTTTGTTCCTCGTTGCAATAATGCCCTAACGGGTTAAGCGGACGCCGTGCCGGCGCCAACACAACTTCAACTGGTAGTCCCAACTGGTTTCGAACCAGTGACCTTCGCCTTGTAAGGGCGGCGCTCTACCACTGAGCTATGGGACTTTTTTGGTGCGCCCAACGGGAGTCGAACCCGTACGACCTTTTAAAGTCGGCGGATTTTAAGTCCGCTGTGTCTACCTATTTCACCATAGGCGCATAATACAATTAGCCTGCCCAGAGGGAGTCGAACCCCCAACCTGTTGCTTAGAAGGCAACTGCTCTATCCAGTTGAGCTATGGACAGATCTTGTCACACAGTCCGAAACTTCTCATTCTTGCTAAAGTTTCGCCTCAAGCGCTCTAATGCTTGCGGCACCCGCTTCTCGTATTCGGGGTCGATGTCTCCAAGGACATACCGACTCCCGCTTTTAGTAAAGGCTACATTACCTACTACCAGTAAGAGATTGCTGGTGACAATGTGTGTGCCGTCAGGGAACTGTCTGCTCCCTTTTGTTTTCCCCTGGAGCTTTGGAACTTTGAGCTCCGGCGCCTCGTATGGACTGCCAGTCGTGCACAACGACCAATTATAAAGAATTGTCATTTCATTACCTTTCTAAACTTGGTAGGCCGTGCTGGACTCGAACCAGCGACCAAACGATTATGAGTCGTCTGCTCTAACCTGCTGAGCTAACGGCCCTTTTACTACTTTCGACGATACAACAAATCGTCTACCTCAAGGAAAAATTCTAGTTCCTCCTCAAAGGTGCTGCAAAACAACCTGTGAGGAAACGTCCGAGTTGCCAACCCAGCTTCAACCTCACCCCGCATGTTTGCGTCTCTTGCTTTTTCAAGCAAAAGAGTTTTGGCCTCCTGATGGAGATCTTTCAACTTTTTGTAGAGTTCGGGTACCATGTGTTCTCCTTAAACGTGGCGTCCAACCTTTCTGAACTTGGTGCCGACTGTCAGATTCGAACTGACGACCTACCGCTTACAAGGCGGTTGCTCTACCCCTGAGCTAAGCCGGCACAACCCGGATTCCATCTGCATGACACGAAACGAATTCGTGCCATTGATGGAGAACACGATAAAGCATTTCTCAGTCCTTTCAAAAGAAAGTTTTAAAACTCAAGCGCTAGAACAATACCCAGCGCGATAGTAGAACCCCATACGATGAGATATTGCCACCACTTTGCCTTCATTGTTACCTTTCTGTTTTATAACAATTGGTTGTTGGCTGACCGCTGTAGTCAGCCTTGCATGTCTTCCCATTAGGGAATGTGATCCACATCTCCCCTGTCTTATTACCCCACTTGTCTAGTCTGTAAGTTTTTTGGGGCATCAGTCCAGCTCGCTTATTTGCTCGCATTTGAGCATCCTGTGCTTCTTTTGCACGGTTGCTATCCTTGATCGCCTGAGATTTGGCTTTCTGTTCCTCAGCAAACTTCTTGCTCTCCTCCTGGTGCTTCCTCCAATCCCAAGGCTGCTGTTCAGCAAATGCAACTCCGCTGAACAAAGCCAGCACTACAACAATGAGAATCCACTTCATCAATTTTCCTTTTTCAAAGACCCACTTGGCAGCCATGAAGGCCGCCAGAGTGAGCGGTACTGCAAGCACAATGTTTTCCATCGATTTTCTCTTTAAAGTAATCAGCTCAAGAAAGGTTGGTAAGGTTCTTCTTTTTCAAAAGCGCCGTTCAACCACATAAAGTGAAAGTACGCGAGAACTCCAAGCACAAACCCTGCGGCAGTAAAGCCTAACAGGGCCAAGATAATCGCGACCGGGCCGGCGTCCCATGACAAGACGCCAAGGGCTACAAAAGTAGAAAGAAGGAAAGACATATCATTTCTCCATTTGGTTAAGAGTCAGAATTTCTATCTTCATATAAGATGGATGTTTTTTCGCAATTTTCTAGTAGCGTGCCTACTTTATTCAGCCTCTCTAATAGTGTCTGTACTACCGCAATATGGACACTCTAAATTGCCAGCGTCTACTGGCCAGACAGCAGTCCATAAGTGTTCACATGTAAGGCACTCTGCTCTTCCATGACACCACACCGGTTCTTCTGGATGCGGTTCCGTTAAGGTACCAGTCATACTGTCCTTTGGAAGTGAGGAGAGTCTTTAAAGGACTTCCAGAACATGCCAGCTTGATTTGCAGGGTCCAATGATTGCCAATAATGTCCAAGTTCTTCAGGATATATTAAGGACCCATTTTTTGTAAAGTGAAGGTCTGCAGCACACTTCTTTAAGTGCATACTATTCATTGTCTTAGAACGCCCTGTTTTAATATAGAACTCTTGCTGTTCTACAGTTCTGAAAACTTCACCAATTCTGACTTCGTAACCTAGCTCATGTGCCTTGTTAATAAGCTTCACAAGATCTCTAGAGAAAGCTTCTTGTTCACGACCTAATGACATGTCACTTCTCCTCAATTATTTTGGCAATTACAGCATCTTTATTTTGAGAAGATTTACTAGAACCGTAGAAGAAGAATATGATACCGGGTATAATAGTACCAAAAAGAAAGCCCTGGAATGTGTCAATCATCCTTATATTCTCAGCAGGTACTTCTAAAAAGAAAAGAGCAAATACAAATAGAATAGCAAATAGGGACCAGAGGATAGCGAAGTAATAAACAAATCTTTTACTGAAAACATCATCTTGTCTTAAAGCTTCTGATTGCATCTGCCTAGCACTATCTTTATCTTTAAGATAAGCTAGTTCTACTTCAGACTGCAGTTTGTTCTCACGTTCTTGAAAACCCCTTAAAGTCTCTTCATGTCTAAACTCAAATTCTCTAAGCTTAACATAATCAGCGTCTCCAAGGTTTGCTTTATCTACATCAACTCCTGTCTTCTCTTTAAACCAATCCTTCCCTTTAGCAAGGAAGGCATTAGCAAGAAGAGGCAAGCCTTTAGACATCAGTGCCATTGCAATCGGATGCATAATTTCTCCAGCCTATAAATTTTACATCTACCCGATTGATGGTGATCGGTATTGAAATTTTTTACAATTGATTCCCCGGTATTAAGGAGATATTAACTAAGCCAAAAGGAAAGAAAACCGAAAAAAGAAAGAAAAGTTATATTAACGATATTAACATAACCTTTATTTCTTCTTAAGGTTCATGCGTTTGATGGTCGTTCCGCTTTCGCGGAACGGATGATTAACACTTCTTGATCCTGACTTACGCTAGTATCCTCTTCTAGTCCCTTTAAGTAGTTAGAAAGACGTTTAAGCGTATATTAAAGGATTATGTTTTAAGAACTTCTTAAAGATATAAAATACACATACACATATCGCGATAATTTAACGGTATTTTTAACTTTTGCGAGACTTCGAAGGAAGCAAAAATTCAGGCTACTAAATACGCATTAAGCAATAGGGTGAAACTTCCAAAAATAAGTACAAAAAAGCGGCCCAGAGTGCCTCGCGACGCCCACCGATGGGGGCAGCGATGGGCACCTCGCGGTTGGAGCACTCCGGACCAGTTTGCATTGCTAGCGGGCAAACCTGTCTATGCTTTTCAGGGCAACATGACCGTGCCTAATCCAGCCAAGCTTTTCGAGAGAACGTGATAAGACTTGCCTAGAATCCGTAGGAGAGCAAGTTGATATACAGAAGTCAGCTTTAGTATGAATCGAAGCCGTGTACATCTCAGTATGTAATAATTGTAACGCCTTCACGGCTCTATAACCTTCAAGGTCTGATGCATAGTACTGCTGCTGAAAAATTAAAGATTTAGAATGCAATAACGTTGCTATATCTGCAAAAATCCATGCAACAATTCCTCCGGAATCTTCTCTTAGTAACTTTACAAACTTTTTTCGTTTTACTGCATAGGTCAGATTTGCGATAGCAATTGCATCATCCTTAGGTATTTCATACACGTTCTTATAGAGCTCGACGCATTCTTTTATGTCGTGCATTGATTCTATATTTGATAAATGCATGTTAGATCTACCATTAATCATTAACTTACGTTATCCAGGTTAGTCTCGTTACCAAATGATGCTATTTAATTCGGTCTCGTCTTGAGCTGCTAGTATTGCTGCTCTCTTGTTTTCAAGTTTTTCTTTTAAAGTCTGCGTACGTTGTCTTACAGCCTTATGTAATCTAAGAATTTGAGTAGCATTCAAAGTTATAAACGAGTTATCTAATAAAAACCATTTTACAGAGAATGTCTCATTTTCTATCTTGGCTGTAGCCGCTTCTTGAGCAGCCTCTAGTATTAATGCTTTAGAAGCTGCATTTGCTTGAAATGCAACAGAATTATAGGTAATAGGCTCTTCATTTTCTTTTTCAGCTAACTTCTTAAATTCAAAAAGCTTATCTCGCTTTTTCTCATTTAAATCTCTGAGATCTTGCCAGGTTCTAGTTTGTGGGTCCCATTTGTGACCAAGACGAGCCTCTCTTTTCAAGAGCAACTCAGAAGCAGTATACTCAAACACCTGTCCATCTTTTACATAATAGTTTTCTATTTTACAATCTTTTGGCAAGTCTGCAACTATATGAGGTTCAAGCAAAAGAACCATTGGACTAACTGGAGTAATTGATAAAATATGACCATCTACATCGTGTCTAACATAGTGTTCCATATTAAACTTTTATAAATTGTAATGAGCCATACCCTACATAACTCAAACCAATAGCTCCTACTTCTATAGTTATATACGTATCGAGTTGGTAAAAGATTGGGAATATTCTTATACCCATCTCAATATAATCAAAATCTGCTGGATTGACATCAAAAGAAGCAACATTTCCAAATGGAATATTCCATTTTCTATTAGTTGCACCAGGTATTGTCAACGTCTGTGTAACCGTATTTGTAGCGAACCATTGAGTCCAGTTTTGAGTCGCTCTCTCTCTCAAACGCCATGCCACAGCTGTACTAAGAAAGAATTTATACCATCCGTGCAAACTTGCACTATCTGTCCAAGCTACGTAACCTTGCTGCTCTATCAGTACATTATCTCCCGCTATTGCTCTTGGCAAGCCACCAGTGTCAAACCAAATAGCATTTCCGCTTCCAAAAGTAGTCAATACATTTGGTGTGGCAGAGCCATAACTGAAAGAGCTGTTTAAGGAATTTACAACTTGATTTACTTTTAATTTATCCGTAGTAATAGTATTTGCAATTAGCTTGTCAGCATGTAAACTGCTTATCTGCGCATTTCCAACAGCAAGATTTGCAATGTATGTCGAGGCTGTTTCTGGTTTAATAGGATTTCTACCACTTATAGCACCACCAGCCAGAAGTGCATCCATAGGAGTTTCTTTACCATCAATGACTTCTACTCTAGGATCATAGAAAGCTGTTACAGAGGCATCTTGCGTAGTATAGTATTGATAAACACGTAAACGTAATTGGTTCTTGCCATTATAATTTCTTTGTCTAAAAGCAAAATTATTATTAAAGATTTTGGTTCCTGCTGTAGTATCCCATACACCACCATGATCTGCTATATTTGTTCTATTAGTATCATTGAAAGGAAAAACATAACCGGTAACAAGATACCAACGACCAGGAACAAAACTACTTCTATTCCATGAGCCAAAGTACACATTAAACTCTTTCTCTACACCATCAGCTGCATTTAATAAGCGTACTCCAGCAACATCTTCCGCCGCATAAAGACCAAAGAATATAGAACCAGTAGAAGAAGCCCCAGAAACTTGGAAATAAATACTAAATCTGTATAACTTGGTTGGGTCTGCAGGAAAGTATGGTGTATGAAACCCGCCTTCTGCATTCTCCGAGGTTGCAGCACCAGACCGTGCGTACCATACTTGTACAGGAGTGCTTTGACTTGGACCATAAAGAATACCTATATTATTATATCCATTAGGTCCACTAGTTGGGTTTATAAGATAATCAGAAGGTAAAGTTCCTGGATTATTGTTGTAACCTATTGCATTATTCTTCCAGCTATTAGTGCTTATTAAGTTGCCTTCAGTTACAGGAACCAGCGTTTGAATATTAAGGTTAGAAACAATTGTATTAAGATGAAAAATTGGAATTTTTACATAAACTCCATTAGGAAAAGAAATACCTTGTTGCCAAACAAGGCTACCATTCTTGTATAAGAATACTGCACGCCCGTTGTATTCAAAACAAAAAGTATCATTATCAGCTTGCGTTGTTACAGGATAAATAAGTGAGCCGCTCTGATTGTAAATAGCTACTTGAGTACCAGAAGGGTGTACTGCAAAATGATTAGATTCATTCCAGCCTGAATTTGTCACAGCTTCTGTAAACATTATCATGAATCCATTGCTAAGGTTTCCTGAATTTACAGTCCAAGTAACAGACACAGCTTTATATCTTATAGGACTATACATAACGGCGTCCCAAGCAGCTGCAGCACCGCTCGTTTTCTTTACATTAGGGCCGTATTGAGTACAGTTGCTTAAATTTATTAAATAAGTATAAGTCGCAAATGCAAGTCCACCTGGTGTATTCCCTGCAACAAGAATTGGTGTACCATCCGAAGAATAAATATTTAGACCTGTACCATTAATTCGATCTGCAGTAAGCTGTCCTGTAGTAATTTTTCCTGCATCTAAATTTGGTATATACGCACTTGGTAGCTGATTGGTATCTCCGGACTTAGTACTTAGAATTATATTTCCAGACTCATCTCTTACTCTAAGACCTCGAAATTCAGCGTATCCATCTGAGCCAATTATTGTCTTATTAGTACCAATAGTAATAGAACCTGCGGTAATTGCGCCAAGATTTGCACTAATTGCAGATAAAGAACCAACTTTAAAAGATGATAGGTATGGTGCCGTCCATACGGTATTACCAGTAGCTGGGTTGTAAATACCATCAATCTGAAAAAGCTTTTCTCCAGCAACTAATGCATGTACGGTTGCTGAAAAGCCTTTTCCACTCACTACAGTACCTCCCCAAACACTATCTAGAGGAAATGTAGAAGAACCGGAAGTAGTGCTAGTTGTAGGTGTAGTTCCAGGGTCTGCCGTATATACTATATAAGCAGTACGATAAGAATTTCCAGCTGTACCTGTACTACCCGTAGTACCTTGAGTACCTTGTCGAGCTTTAGCAAATGTCTGCGTTAAAACCAATGATATAGCGGAACCGTCCGCTCTCTTACCAGTTATCGTATAATTAATAGAAGCTGTGTCTGCCGTAGCGGCTGAGTGCGCACCATAGACAGCATGAGCACCACCATCTGACTTAGTACCAACAGTTATTGAAGTACCTACTGCAGTAACGTTCCATGTACCATTAGCTGTTCCAGTGCCATCATACTCTAAAGCTGTAGCTCCTTCATACAACCAAACTTGTGTACCAGAATTAGCATAGGAAGAAACAGTACCAGCACTATCTGCGGGCAATACATGAGCACTATTTGTTAAGAATGCTGTAAGAGCGTTTTTTCCGTTTGTACCAGGAGCACCTGCTGTACCTGTAGCACCATCGGCTACTGCAGGAATGATTTCCTGATCAAGTAATGTAGTAAAGCCACCAGCTTGATACAATTGTACTCTTATTAATTTAGTATTAGCTAATACAGTATAAGATCTTGAAGATTCATTAACAGTTGAATCTGTATTAGCTCCGTATGTTGTACCGTCTGTTGATGTAGCTATTCGGAATCTACCAGAGTACGCTGTAGGTGCGCCATTACCTGTTACTTGATAAGCATTCGCTGTAATAGATGTTGGTATAAAGTTACCGTTGACA